AACCTTCGGGAACCTGATGATCGTGAACGCCAAAGTAGCACAGCGAACCTTTAAGTGGCTGATGAAAGAGACCGAGAAAGCAGACTGCGACGACAAACGAATCTATCTGATGGGCAAATACAACAACGAAACCGGCCAGATCACGCCGACCACGCCGAAGCTGGTTTACAACCTGGAAGAGGAAAAGAAGCATGAAAATCTTTAAACCCTACGAGGACGAAAAGCCGGAAAGCAAACCAAACGATGCCGGAAACATCATGGAACCGCAGTATAAGGAGCGATACGACGAAACCGGCAAAGCATACCTGGAAAAAGTGGGCGAAGTAAACACTTATGAAAAAATCCAGAGCTACAAGGACGAATGCGACGTCATGAGCATTCTGAGCAGATACGCAGCAGGCGACCAGACCGTACTCGCACGGCCTGGCTACTACATCGACACCAGCAAGCTCCCGCAAACGTACACAGAATGGCTGAACCTGATGAACGAAAAACGGGAGCAGTTCGACACGCTGCCGCTGGAAGTCAAAAAGGCATTTGACATGAGCTTTGAAACCTGGGCAGCAAACGCAGGCGAAGAAGAGTGGCTCAAAAAAATGGGCATTTTGACGAAAAATGATAATGCAGCACAACAGCCTGGTGCAGCAGTACAACCAAAGGAGAAAGAAAAAAATGAACCGAAACAGTGAACAACACTACAGTCAGGTGCCGCACGCAGAAATCAGACGCAGCAGCTTTAAACGAGACTTCGGCCTGCTGACCACGATGAACGAAGGCGACTTGGTACCGATCTACTGCGATGAAGTACTTCCAGCAGACACCTTCAAAATCAATGTTAACGGCCTGATCAGAATGGCAACGCCACTTTATCCGGTCATGGATAACGCATATATAGACTTTTACTTTTTCTTTGTGCCAGCACGCCTGCTGTGGAGCCACTTTGAAAACCTGATGGGGCAAAACGACAGCACCTTCTGGGCAGAAACGGTAGACTATACAACGCCGCAGACCAAAGCACCGACAGGCGGTTGGAACGTGGGCACCATCGCGGACTACTTCGGAATTCCAACCGGAGTGGCAAACCTGAGTGTGAACAGTATGCCTCTCCGCGCGTATGCGAAGATCTGGAACGAGTGGTTCAGGGATGAAAACTTGGAACAACCGGTGACCATGAGCCAGGACGACGCAACCACACAGGGCAGCAACACCGGCACAGCACTGACCGACGCAGAAGCCGGAGGGCTGCCGCTCAAAGTATGCAAGTACAAAGATTACTTCACCAGCAGTCTGCCGGCACCGCAAAAAGCGGCAGACCCGGTAACAATCCCAGTGAAAGGAAATGCTGGAATCTACAGCTACGAGACAGCAGACCTGGAAAAGAAAATCGAAACGGAATACCAATTCAGCCGCACAATTTCAGGGTCGATTGCCACACACAGAAATGGAAAACCGGTAAGTTTTACCGGCATGGACGCACCTACAGGTGGAACGGCACATGTAGGTTATCTGGGAGCAGATCTCAGCAGCGCAACAGCAACAACCATCAACGAGTTGCGAAACGCGATCGCAGTACAACACATTCTCGAGCGAGACGCACGAACCGGCACCCGGTACAAGGAAATCTTGCAAGGAGCATGGGGTGTAACAAGCCCAGACGCACGACTTGACCGAAGCGAGTATATCGGCGGGTACAGAATGCCAATCAACATCAACCAGGTGGTGCAGACGTCGAGCACCGACAGCACAAGTCCACAGGGCAACACAGGAGCATACAGCCTGACAACCATGAGCCGCAAAATGTGCACCTATTCGGCAACGGAGCACGGCTATGTCATCGGACTGGCAGCGATCAGGGTAGATCACAGCTACCAGCAGGGCCTGAGCCGGATGTGGACACGCAGCACACGGTTTAGCTACTACGACCCAATGCTGGCGAACCTCGGCGAACAGGCGGTGTTAAACCAGGAAATCTATGCACAGGGAAACGCAAAAGACTCCGAAGTATTCGGCTACCAGGAAGCCTGGGCCGATTACAGGTATCGCACCAACATGATCACGAGCGAAATGCGCAGCACCTACGCTCAGACGCTGGACGCATGGCACTACGGCGACAAATATACGAGCCTGCCGACGCTATCCAGTAACTGGATCAAAGAAGGTACGGAAAACATCGACCGCACACTGGCAGTTCAGAGCAGCAACTCTCACCAATTTATCTGCAACCTGTACTTCGACCAGACATGGACACGACCCATGCCGATCTATAGCGTGCCTGGGCTTGAAACGATCTAAAGAGGTGAGGGTATGGCAGTACTTGAAACGATGGCGAGCTTATTACCGATCATAACAGGAGGTGTAAGTCTCGCAGGACAGCTTGGAAAAACCATAAAAGACCTGACCAGCAACACAACCAGCAGCGGCAACACAAGCAGCGGCATGGGACAGATGGGCATGAACACCAGCTTCGGAAACACGACAAGCAGCGGAAGCATGACCAGCAACACAACCACCAGCGGAAGCAACTGGCAGCAAGGCAGCATATCAGGAATCGCAAGCATACTCAACAGCGCTCTGGGGACACCGACAGGAAACAACGCGACAGCGGCAGCAAACTGGAACGCAGGACAGGCAACAACAGCAAACAACCTGCAAACAGGTATGTGGTCACTTGGCAACCTGATGAACCTGGGCAGCAATCTGGCAGCCAACGCCATGAACGCAGCAAGCCAGAGCAGCGCAATGCGCTATAATCAGGCAGAAGCACAAAAACAAAGAGACTGGACAGAGCGCATGAGCAATACGAGCTACCAACGCGGCATCGCAGATCTCAAAGCGGCAGGCCTGAACCCAGTGCTGGCAGCATACAACGGTTACGGAGCAAGCACAGGAGGCGGAGCAGAAGCAAGCCTTGGAGCACAAAGCTACAGTCACACACAGGCAAACAGCATTCCGGCAGCGAAAATGGCCGAAATGCAAACAATGTACGACTACGGAAACAACACGTCGCAATTTTTGCAACAAGCACAAGCAGCCATCAACGCAGCACGGCAAATGGGTGGCCACAATGAAGAAACAGCATTCCGGCAGATCACAAGAGACATCGTAAGCAGCAGTGCAAAAGATGTCAGCGCACTGGCAAAAACAGAGCAGAGCGCAAGCAGCGGAAACACCAGCACGACCGACCACGGCACCGAGAAAAATCTGGCGCTGTCCGGAAAAGGCCAGCTGGAATACCAGAGCAAGAAAAAATAAACCTTGAAAGATGTAGAAAAGAGGTGTATAATATGGGTGTATCAATCGTACACTTAAACTAGAGAGGAGCACAAAGATGAAAAGCCAAGTGGTGGAAAGAATAAACATAAACCTAACCGTAAAGGAAATCGAAAACCTGAACTGGTTACAAGAATACTTTAAATGCGTAAAGTATAATAAATCCGACTGTGTAAGGGAAGCAATAAACCAACTGACGTTTATACTGAAGAACGAACACGACGAAAACGACCAATGTTGACGCGGTTACACCGCGCCAAGGGAAACAAAAATCCATGGGCAAAAATAAGCGGGAGCTAAATTTTGTGTCAGTGGGGGGAATAGACATCAAGAGGGTCTATTCCCCCCACTCTCCCCGGGAAGGAGGAAACGTCCATACATGGCATGCGCAAGACCGAACATCAGGATTTTTAGCGAAAACGACAAAGACTATTTTGCGCCGCTGGACTGGTACATACAGCACGGTAAAAAGAGAACCGGCAAACCGGACATGATAACGACACAAAAAAGACGCGAACGAGAACTGAAAGAGATGATCAAAACGGGCAAAGCAGTGCTGTGCCCGTGCAAACATTGCAATGGCTGCATCATGGACAGGGGCAAAAGCTGGGCGAACAGAATGGAAATGGAACTGCCATACCATGAACAAGCCTGGTTTTTAACACTGACATACGATAACGAACACGCACCAATGAGCTACGACCAAGGTCTGGGCGTGGATGAACTGACAGGCGAAGTGGTAACGGAAAACCTGACGCTTGACTATACAGACTTAGAAAAATTCTGGAAAAGGCTGAGACGCTGGACAGAGTACAACAATAGAGCGGTCTACACAGAATACAACGGCAAGAAAAAAAATGATCTCATGTATTACGCTGGCGGAGAATACGGAGGAAAAACACACAGACCGCACTATCATGCGATAATATACGGCTTAAAAATCGAAAAAGAGGAGCTGAGGGAGTACAAGAAAACAAAAGGCAAAATATACTATACCTGTGAATGGCTCACGAAGCTATGGGGCAAAGGCTTTGTAATCATCGGTGCAGCGGAATGGGAAAGCATGGCATATACAGCAAGATACTGCACAAAAAAAAGCTATGGAGCAGGCGCAAAAGAATATTACAAGAACCTGGCAATACAGCCGGAAGATAGCAGAATGTCAACCAATCCAGCAATCGGATGGAGGTATTACGAGGAACACAAAGAGGAAATCTATAAAAACGACAAAATCCAACTCAAGAAAGGAAGAAGCTGTAAACCGCCTACATACTTTGACAAGCTCTTTGACCTGGAACACTCAGAAGCCGAACCGCTAACGGAAGAAGAGTGCAGAGGAATTGAAGATGTAATAATAAAAGCCGAATCCGAAGAGCTGAAAGAAATAAAACGAAAACGGCGAAAACTCGCCAATGACGCGTTATTTAGTCAGCTCAAACAGACCGGCCTAACTATGCAAGAGTATTATAAACTAAAAGATCAACGGAATCAAGAAAAATTTAAACAGCTCATAAGAGAGGAAGTATAAAGAACGGCCAATAAGGACAATACATGCAGCATACGAAAAACAGGCGCGCAACGCTAAACCTGCTTTTTGATTTAAATGGACCGGGACGGAGTAAAACTCCGCTCCGGTCTTTTAAGGTGCGCAGGGCTCCGCGCTGCCGATTACAGGAAAGGCTTCTGTTATCGGAAAAGACATGAAAATCAGCAATGGCACGGAAAACGCCATTGTT